TAAGCCTCCATGATCTCGTCTTTGAGATCGGGATATTTCTTAAGGTGCATCTTCCTGTTCCGGGTAACTAGTTCCTTCCACGTCTCGCGTCTTTCTTTTTTTGGTAGATATCTGGCATATTTCATGTGTACTGCGATATCTGAAAGGATTTTGTTAGGTAGCTGCATTCTCTTTCTCCTTCATAAATTTTCTATGCATCTTGTATTTCTCTTTTAAAGCTGTCGACAAATCACCAGGATTCATTGCTGGTGATATAACCGGCGTGTCGACCTGCGCCAATATTTTTATTTGTACCGCTGCGGTATCCATGAACATAGGGAAAACAAGCCCGTCAGGTCCATTTCTATTTTTAGCGACAAACATTCTAGCTGTGTTTGCATTCTTGTCTTTGATGGTCCTCGATATAGAACAAATAAAGTCGGCGACGAAGCATTTGTTAAAAGCTTCTGATATTGATTCCATTGTAACAACCTCTGCATTCAGGCCGGTCCTATTTGTCTGCGAGGCTGTCCAGACAGGGCACTTACTTTCCTGTGCTATGGCCCTCAAGTTTTCATAAATAGACTCCAACTCATTCCTTTTCTCCTTAAAGTTTGTAGTGGGCTTAAGCAAATCGGCGTAATCCACTATAATCATATCGATTTTGTGATTTCTTTTTTTTAATTTTTCTAGATGAGCCCTAATAGTGTTGGCCGAAGCGGTCTTAGTTGGGTATTCTTTGATTATTAAAGTACCCTTCAAATCACCGATACTTTCTAACACCTCATCCTTGCGATGAAACAAGGTAGACAAAGGTATTGCGCTAATACAACTATCATACCTTTGACCGGTAATGGCTTCTGACAACTCCAAAGTATAATGAACGACGTTTTTACCGGCCTTTATTGCATGAGCGCCTAGATGAGCTAACGCCATCGACTTACCAGCGCCCGTTGGGGCGACAACAACGCCCAACTCGCCCGTACCTAAACCGTTGCCAGTCAGGCTGTCAATCTTATCCCAGCCAGTTGAAATTGGATTTCTTGCTTTGATTTCGTATCTTAATTCAAAATCCTTGTGAAAATCATGACCAAAGTTGTTGTCAGTGCCTAGTTTAAGCGCGTCGTCAATAAGCTGTTTTACCTCGTCATAAGATGAATTTTGGATTAAATCAACCGACTGCATCAAAGCTTCTTTCAGCTTTTGCTTTTTGCAAAAATCTAGGCTGGTTTCCTTAATGTATTTTTCATCTTGTACATCATTGGAGATTATCCTTGTAAAGTAATCTCTTACCTGTTTTTGTACACCAGGATTATGATTTTCTAGATCGGTTCTCATGACTGAGGCCAAGATCTTAATTGTTGGGTGCACGCCATATTTCTTGCGATAATTGAACAATTTTGTTACAAAAACGCGAAGATACTTCAACTCAAAGAAACTTGTATTAAGCACCTCTTCAATTTGATCAGCAAATGGGCGGTCTTCCACAATAAGCTGTACTAACGACTCTTGAAATTCTTTTCCGTATTTCGAAAAGCCCATAGGGATATCCATTAACTCCTCCGTATATTTATTTTAGCAACCTATTGGCGACTGTCCAGCGAAATTTTGTTTAAATGCTGAAACAGTTCAATGAAGTTAATTTCACCAAATCCGTCCTTCATCATCATCTTCAGAAGCTCGGTTTTGTTAAAGCTTTGGTCTGGTTCCTCAAGCGTTTCGTTGACCGTTCTCTTCGCCTCCATACTTAAACTAGGAGTATATAGTTGCATCATGTGGTAATTCCTCTTGAATATATCTTCGTTCTCCAAGACCACGTTATATGCTTTGACATTTTTGTCCTTTAGCTCTTTCCTGCAAAGGCCTAACATATCGTCAAATGTTACAGATTTCTCTTCCTTAAGCATGGGGAAGCGCTTGGAGGCCGTTTTGAGGCCGATCCCGCCGACGCCTTCGATATTATCAGACTTATCACCAACGAGGGCCCGGGCCATGGCAAAGTTATTAGGATGAATATCAAATTTTTCCAAGATGGACTTCTTGTTTAAGACTTCTTTCTGAATGGGTCGGTAAAGGACAGTACTGTCGTCTAACAACTGGAAGAAGTCTTTGTCACTAGACAAAATAATTTTATGGTGATCCTTGAGGGATTTGTGCTGTGCAACATATGCGATGATGTCGTCGGCTTCGATCGAGTCAAACATGAATTGGATTACAGGAATCTGATTATAATAATCAATTAGCCTCGTCTGTTGCCAGAACTTGTTCTCTTTTTCATCCTCTGGCGTGAGATTTCTAATTGAACGATTCAAGCGAATCGGCTTTCTCCCAGCCTTATAGTCCTTCTTCATAAGCTTGCGCTTCTTGGAGCCGCCGGCGCCGTCCCAACATATCACAATCATATCGGGCTTAGATTCTCTAACGACCTTTTGCATGCTCTGAATGCAACCGCGTAAGCCACCGATTGGTGCGCCTTCAGTCGACAGACTTGGGTTAACAATATAATTTCGAAAAAACAAATTTAGTTGATCAATGATCAACACTCTCTTCTTACTCATGAGTCCTCTTATTAGCTTCTATAAATTCTATTTATCACCTTACCAACTTTATAAGGGATAAAAGAATGAACGCCGTCTATCTTTCTTGCGTCGATAGCCATGCGCTGTATGTGCTCTTCTAATGTAGGCTCCATTTGGAAAAATTTAACCTTTAAATAGGTTTTTTCAACATTTTTTGAAATTGGTTCAGAGGCCTTGACAACGGTGCAAACGGTGATCCCGCATATTCCGCGAAGATTATCCGTGACTACCGTTAATCTTTGCCCTCTGTCAGACCTCATAATCACATCTGCTTCGTACATTGTATCCTTGAGATATTCATGTACAAGTGTCTTAATTGAACGCATTATAACTCCTCCACCAATATAAGTAGTCTAAAGTTTATACATTTCAGATGTATGATTAATCTTCTGGGTCTACATTATAAAAATTTTCTGCGCTACCTTCTTTCTTCTCAAACCTCAAAATGATTTCCTCATCCATAAGTTGTAAAACCCTATTTTTGAATTTGTCATCTTTAAGTTTATCTAGCCACCCTGCTGACTGGAACTTTTCTTCGGTACCGTCTTCATAAGCCAGGGTATACCATGCGCCGCTCTGCTTGATACTGTCAGATATTTTAACTGCCTCAAACCAGCTTTCCTCATCTTGGATTCCTACGTCGCCACCCCAAACAATTTTAAAGGTACACTCTCTTCCCTCGGTGCCAAAGCGGCTTTTCTTAAGTTTGGCCTTAACTTCAGACCCAACTCTAAACCCGTGATCATCAAGGAGATACGACGCCTTTGCCTTGCGGCCTGTAAGCCAAATCCTTAAAGAATAGGCGTAGTGCATGGCCTTGCCGCCGGGGGTCGTATATGGATTAATCATAGCGTCAATCCGGCCGGCGGGGCCTTGTGGGATATTAGTTTTTAGTTGATTAAGAACTAAGAATGTGGATTGTGAATTAGCAATTGGAACAGTTAACTTTGACATACCTTTGGCCAAAATTCGAGCCTTGACCGCCATTGATGATTGGGGATTAAAGTCACCCTCAACATCGCTAATGGCCGGCGTTAAAGCAAGGCTATCCCATATAAAGAGCATTCTGTTGTCATTGGATCCAAGAAGTTCCTCGATGGTCTCTAACACAAATTCTACGCTCTGTGCTTGGACATAGGCCAGCTTATTGATATCACACCCAGCATTTACTAAAAATGTAGGGTCAATCGCTGATTCTGAATCAAAATAAATAACATCAATGTCTTTTTCCTGTGCGTTGGCAGCAACTTGTGCGGCCATGTAGGATTTACCAGAGCCCTCAAGGCCTGCTATCTCTACAATCTTGCCCATCGGAACTCCAGCCAATTGGCCTCTACAGATAATACTATCAAGCCAGCGGGACCCAGTTGCAATCCAGTCCTTCACGGCTGTCGGATTGTCTTTTGTTAAGTTGTGTGCAACATTAACGCCTGCCTTCTTGTTGATGAGGTTAACCATTTCATTTAAGTTAAGCCTACCGAGCTTCTTGGGTTTCTTTGCCATATTTTGTTCCTTAAAACTTAAACTTGCTGCGCGACTTCGTATATACCTTGCTCTCTGAAATAAGGTGCTCCCAATCATATGCGGCGCGGCCGTAGCGATCAAACTCTTTCATCGCGACACCACGCTTGCGAAATGCTTTGGCCCGGGCGACCAGCGCTGCGCCGGTCATCGCGGGTGGGTTGGTGGGCAAGCCCTTTTTGTTCTTGAGTAGCACATTATTCGCTTTCCAATTTTCCCATGCCGGGTGGATCAGGTTAACAACTTCTGCGATGCTACTTGCTTGATTCCAAATATGCATAAACTGAAGTGGCTCAACCACATAATACCCACTCACAGCAATAAATTTAACTTCAATATTATTCACTTTATTCTCCTATTTTTGTGATATAAGTTGCGGGACCTCTGTAAACCCAGGCCCCCCTGCGGTTTGCGCTGTTAAGACGCGAGAAGCTCCTCAAAAGCCTTATCGACAGAGGAATTCGAAGTATTCTCATACTTTGAGGACTCCGTAGATACCTCTTCAGCATCCTCCTCACCCAAGAGATGCTCGTCGAGCATGCTTTGGACCTCGCTCGGCGTCTTACGCGCAGATTGAAAAACGGTTTTATAATCTGGTACCGAATCTAGTAACTCTGCAATCTTTTCGTCGGCTGCAGCTAGCTTCGAGGGCCGACGACGGGGGGTGATAGTAGTCTGCGGAAACTGTGCTCCAGCAGGCTTACCGTAATTGATGACAAGGTCTGTGCCTTCATCAACATCAGTAATATCGCCATACTCGGGATTAAGTACGAGGTTCAAAAGCTCCTTGTAAGCCATCTTACCGTAGCCCCAGAGTCGAACACCTTGGTCCTCTTCGCCACGAACAAGTACCGGAGAGAAGAAGCGCTGTCGTGCAGACAGGTTCTTCGCCATCTTGATGCTCTCGTCGCTGCCTTCCTTATAAAGTTGGCGCACGAAAGAATCAAGAGGACAATCCTCTCCAAAATTCTTCTTCGGGCTCAAGAAACCAGAGTTCTTACCCAGGTTGTAGTGAAACCAATACTCCTTGAACGGATCGCCGTCAGAAGTCGGGAGAAGACGAATAGTAGTCTCTCCATCTTCCGGACGCCAAAAGTCCTTCTTTCCGCCGCGATTTTCCAAGGCATCGCGTTTTGCCTTCATTCTATCTAAATCTAAAGCCATTTTAAAATCTCCTGCTAATAAGCTATAGTACGGTCAGTTAATCTCCCAACCGGCTTGAATACATAATAAGAACACAAAATCGAAAGTTAAGAAATATTTTCTTCTTGTATCATACTGGCGTAATGCGCCGTGTAGATATAGTTGTGCTCGTAATCAGTTGAATATATTGCGAAATTCGCACTCACGTTCTCGTCTGAACCTTCGTGAGTAAAATTTCTAATCCTAGATAATAAATCTTTTTCTTTATCGAGGGTTTCTTTGTTGACACCAAAGAAGTACCTTTTAATCCTCGGCTTCTGTAAGCCATAGAATAGCCTTTCTTTAAACCCGTCAAAACTAACCACACCCAGTGTCGCTATTTTGCTGGTCTTGTTGATTTTTGAAAAGGTTGTGAGAAGCGGCTCTGTGTTTTCAAAGACGTTTAGCATATTAAATGTGCTGAAAATAATGTTGTTCACATCATTCCAATATTCAGCAATAGACACTTGTTCCAATATTTCCTCAACGCTTTGATTATCGACCACATATAAGCGCTTAAGCAAATTTGATCTCGCATATTGTTGCAATACGCCAAAGGTAACTTTGTGCTTTAAAGCCGCTTCCTTCGGAAGTGTTCGCATATCTGGCTTAATATAGAAGACAGTAAGTTCATTGTTTTTTATTTGCTCCAGTTCGTTATTTTTAATTTGTTCTAAGAACCTCAAGACTATACCAGAAATATTGCCAGACCCACATAAAATCACAGTGGTTGGGCCGGCCATGTTCTTTAACTTCAGCTCTTTGTAGTTTTTTTCATAATCCTCGTGGGAATTTTGAGACTCAACTTCGATAAAGGTGGAATACCCCTTGTTTTCAGCATCAATACAAAAAACACTATATTGTGGTAAATTTTCGAACTTGCTGGCAATTTGGCATCCAGCGTTACCCAGGCCGACTATGTTCATGATATTTTTTTCATACTCCCAAAATCCTTCCCAATACTTAAATTAGTTCGCATTTTACCGAAACGCGTCTGTGAGAAACTTGAAATTAAGCCTTCAATCATGGGTTTGTCCTCTATGCTGAAATCCAGTACGAGACTATCGTGTATACAGAAAGATACAAACGACTTTTTGTTAGTCAACATTTTATCAATTTCTATTGCAGATGTTAAGAACATGTCACTTGTTGTGCTCTGAATTAGATAATTAACAGCCTTAGCCTCTGGTGCTTTGATTTTGCGGCCGAAAAGAGTATTAACATGGCCATCAATATAATATTGGTTATAAATTTTATCTCGATTAAGATACTCATTTAATTTTTTGTTTTTTGCTTTTGGGTTATAGAGCCAGGAAAACACCTTTTTCTTTGTTTTATCTCTATCATATTTGCCCTTAAAAATGTTACTGCTAATCCACTCGTGGACATCACCCTCTGGTTGTTGCTGTCCTAAGAGTCCAAACAACACCCTCAATTCAGCCGCATTGTAATCCAACTCAATAAAACAATCATTTTGTGGCTTTATAGCTGACCTCAACTCTTTGTTAAGAGTCAGGATAGGAAAGCTACCTTCGCCAGAGGC